ACGCCTCTGCCTTCTGCGAAGGCGTTGATTATTTTTTCTTCTTGTATATAAAAATATAATTAAATAACTTTACAATTATATATACATGTGATACACATATACCCACATGTATATTCCATTAGGTAATACTATAGGGAACACACCTCTAAGGAGATATATATGACACCAATAAATAAACTAACTAAATTGTCTCACGATTGGACTGTCTACTTATCAAGTATGGAAAATAAACTAACGCTTACTCCATCTGTTACTCAGATTATCCATGACTACATACAGCTTGCTGAAGAAGAAAACAACCATCTTCTGCACCAGTATGAAGGGACTCAGGATTATCAAGATGAGATGTACTATTTGTAATACTCTTTTAACTGACCAAGAAACAAGTAGAAAATATAACGACACTCACCCATTGAGTGGAGAATACTTAGATACTTGTACTCAGTGCCTTATATCTATNATAGATATTGAACCTACACTACATATAGAGGACTTAGATGACGAGTGATAACAGAGAAGCCTATATAAGAATAGCTAACATGCTTGCTAATTGGGCATTAGACTTTGATAAGACTACTCAAGACGCTATAGATTATATGGATCGAGTAATTATCTTAGACGAATTAACTCGCAGTGCTATGGTAAATGTAATTACTAATGACATTGAGAAAGTGAGGAAACTAAATGAACGATGAGAATGAAGTAACAAACCCAGAGTATTATCGTAAGTGGAATATAGAACCTGCTGTATATATCATGGCAAATAACCTTGAGTTTTGGCGTGGTAATATAATCAAGTACGCTAGTCGTGCTGGCTATAAACTTTATGAAGGTAATGATTACTTCCAGAGTGAAATAAAAGATTTAAGAAAACTTATTGAATATGCAGAGATGCGTATTGATCAATTAGGGTTTGCTGATAACGATGGTAAGTAAGTGGACTCCAAGATACTGGGCTAAGGTAAAAATGTCAGACACACATACCTTAACTATTGAAGATAAGTTTCATAACACAACAGAGGTAATGAATAACATACGTGAATTGTTGTCACCATTAGTAGACCATTGGTGTATAACTATTATGCGTGGTAACGTAGTGCATACTGTAAGGTATGTATCAGATAATGAACTTTTAAAAGCAAAGGATTATTATGAATGACTATGGTGATGAGGTTGAGTTTGATGCGCTCGATGAACAAGCTAAAGATGAGTACCATCTACATTGGTGCTTAGAGGAAGCTAAAGAGTATATCGAAAAGTATGGCATGGATAAATTCTTACACGAACTTAGAGTGAGGTTAGAGCAATGAAATTTGCAGACTTTAAAAGTAAAGTGAATAAAGAAATCCTAAACTTAATGGAGGAACATGATTCAAATTGGATTCAACCTTACTGCGAGAAGATTGCAAGGTTTGGTAATCCACACAATGCAATCAAAGGTAACACCTACAGTGGTATGAATAAGTTTTACCTATCATGTTTGGCTGACTACGAGCGACCTATGTATGCTACATACAAACAGTGGACAAGCATTGGTGGTGATATGTCAAACACTAAAGGTAAGGGACTACCAGTAATCTACTTCAACTCGTCAATCAAGAAAGAGAAAAATGCTAAGGGCGAAGAAAAGACAAGGAGTGTAGGCTTTTATAGAGTATATTACGTATTCAATATCGCTGACGTTGGTAATGTAGACGAGAGTAAGCTTGCTTCAACTAAGGCTAAGGCTACTATGCAAGACATAGAGCCTGATGAAAAATGTGAGTCTATTATAAAAGCTACTAACGCTGGCATTGTGTTCAATCAAGAACGTGTGCCTTGCTATATACCATCTAAAGATATAATTAGTATGCCAGATAGAAAGGCTTTCTATAGCTCTACTGATTACTATTCTACTATGTTTCATGAGCTTACTCATTGGACAGGCCACAAGTCTAGGCTAAATAGAATTGTAATGAAGGAACGTACCAAGAAAGACTACGCCTTTGAAGAACTAGTAGCAGAGATTGGATCTGCTCACCTATGTGTTGCATCTGGTATTGAAAAGAAACCTAGAGAAGATCATGCCAAGTACCTAAATTCTTGGATGACTTATCTCAAAGAAGATGATAACATTATGGTCAAGGCTTTCAGCAAGGCTAGTAAAGCAACTGATTTTATTCTTAACACAGGAGAGTAACATGAGCAAAGAACCAAGCGATTACTGGCAAGACGAGTACCAATCTAAATTCTTAACAGATAGTGAGGAAGATATGTTATTGGATAAAGTAGATGAGCTAGTATGTGATGACATACAAATGTTATTGATGGACGCTATGGCACCTAACGAGGGCTATAAGATTAGGCATGATGAATTGCTAAAGTTACTTAGCGAGTGTGATGGTGGTGACTTCAGTGGCTTTGGTGAGTACCTATACATTATGTTGCTAGACCATGCAGGACATGAAGCTATGAGGGAGCTAGACCTATGACAGATACAGCAAGCAGAGGCAGACCAAGCTATAAAAAATCATGTGATTCATGTAAGAGTAGTGATGCCTGTCAAGTTTTCGAGCATGACAATGGCAAGCACGATGCCTACTGCTTTGCATGTCAAACCTATTTCCCTATGGAAATGGAAAAGAAACCAACAGTAGTGTCAATCGACAAGGCAAAGCCTATGATAAACTGGGATAAAGAGTACGTTAATAGTTTACCTACAACAGCTATTGCTGATCGCAAGTTAAGCAAAGAAACTGTAGAGAAATTCAACGTTAAGGTAGCACTATGTGAGAAAGATGGTCGTACTATCCAAGAGCATTACTATCCAGACCACAAAGATGGCAAGCTTATTGGTTACGAAATCAAGCAGGTTAGCCCTAAGCGTTTCACATCTATAGGTAATCGTAAGGGTGAGTTTGATTTATGGAATCAACACAATACATCTATTGGTAAGAAGCTGTTTATCACAGAGGGTAGGCTTGACGCTATGGCTCTGTACCAAACGATTGTTGACAACAGGCCAGCTAAGTACTCAGCCTTCGAGCCAGCAGTAGTATCGCTTACTCGTGGAGCTAGTGGTGCTGTCAAAGATCTGATGGCAAACAGAAAGTTCCTAGATAAATACGAAGAAGTAATCTTAGCATTTGACCAAGACGATGCTGGTAAAGCAGCAGCAAGAGAAGTACTAAAAGTATTTCCTATGTTTAAGGTTGCTGACTTTGACGAGAAAGATGCTAGTGACATGCTTGTCAAAGGCAAGAGCAAGGAACTATACCAAGCATGTGTATGGAACTCACAGCATGAAAGACAGGGTCAAGTAGTAGACATCGATGATATCCTACTCAAGTGTATGGAAAAACCTAAGATGGGCATACCATTTTGCTGGCCTTCAGTTAATAAAGCTACGTTTGGTATACGACCGCACACTATCCACGTGGTTGCTGCTGCACCTAAGATTGGTAAGACTGATTGGCAACACCAGTTAGTGCATCACCTTACCTTTAATCAAGGCGTTAGGGTAGGTATGTTTGACCTTGAGAATAGTCCAGTGCGTACTGCTAAGAAGCTGGCAAGTAAAGAAGCACAGCTTGACTTTACTCGTCCAGACAAAGAGTATAATGATGAGATACTGCATGATGCACTAGTATCTATGCAAGGCAGGGTACGATTCTATGATCGTGGTGCTAGTCGTGATTGGTCTGACATTCGTATTGCTATCGAGGAGATGCACTTACTAGATGGTATTAATATCTTTATGATTGATCCAATAACTGCACTGATTTCTCGCTATTCTAGCGCGGAAGCCAATGACAAGCTCAATGAGATATGTACTGACATGGCTGACTTAGTAAATAGCTACCCCATTACAATCTTCTGCTTCTCCCATGTAAACCCTAAGCCTAAGTCTAGTAAGCCACATGAGGCTGGTGCTAAAGTATTCTCTAGTGAGCTTACAGGCTCTCGTGCTATGGAGAAATGGTTTCATTATGGACATGCTATTAGTCGTGATCGTACTGATGAATGTCCTGAAGAAGAAAAGAACAAGAGCAGATTCTATATGTTATTCGATCGTGAGTATGGACAATCTTATAGTGCTGATGTATTCTATAACGAAGACACAATACAATACTTGGAGGAAGGTAGCAGATGGTAGACTATGTTATAGATATAGAGACTGATGGTATCGATGCTACAAAGATACACTGTATGTCTGTTCATAACATCGAAGGTTGGAATGGTGTGCATGATTGGACAGCTAGTAGCTACCAAACCATGCGAGCCTTCTTTAAACTAGTAACAAAAGATGATCGTATCATAGGTCATAACTTTGTACGCTATGATAAGCCAGTGCTTGAGAAGTTATTGGAAGTAAAAATCAATGCACAGATTGTAGATACCTTAGCACTGTCTTGGTATATATACCCTGACTTACAAAAGCATGGCCTTGCACAGTGGGGTGAGCGTTTAGGTATTGCCAAGCCAGAGATAGATGACTGGGAAAATCTAACTGTAGAGCAATACATTCATCGTTGTGAGGAAGATGTAAAGATTAACCTCAAGCTATGGCAAGCACAGGAAGTTTACTTAAATCAGTTATACGATAATGAGCCAGAG